GGGCTCATTAACCGGCGTGATGGACCGAATGCGGTATTTCGCGAGAAACTCGGCGGGGATCGTGTTATCGTTCGACTGGCTCATGAGAGATCACTCCTCTCGTTGGTTTGCCCGGCTGATGTTCCCGCATCGTCGGGGCTTTTCCTGATCTATGTTTGTATGGTATCACGCTATCGGTATCATGTCAAGTGGTGGCATGTCGATTTTTCAGATTTTTTTTTGGCTGGGCGAGCTGGGCAAGTTGGGCGGAAAAATTGCGCCCAACAGAAAAAAGCGCCCCCGGAGTCTCCCCCAGGGGCTGGTCGTTGCGAAGTGTTGGGTCAGGGGTTCGTGGCGTCAAAGGGCGAGGGGTCTGTGGGGCCTCTCGCTCCCCTCCGGGGAAGGATTCCCGCATTTTTTTCAGAAACTTTTTTCGGCTCGGTTCTTAACGGAACGGTTGGCGGGGACGGGCGCGCACGGAGCCTCACCCGATCCGTTATCGATTTGGGATTGACAGAGCGGGAGAGGTGGGGCGAAATAAAGGCGAAATGGCGTGGGGGGGGTGAACTGTCAAGGTCAGGTGGTTGGGAGGGGCGGCAATGGAGATTGAGACGGCGCGTGCAGCGGAGCGGCCGGGACCGGCGCCGCGATACCCGGAACTGGTCGCGCATATCGAGGGCGCGTTGTTGATCGCGGTCCGGAGCGAATCAGGCCGGTCGGGCTGGTATCAGGTGCGGGGGCGAACAAAAAGCGAAGCCGCGGCGATCCAAGCGCGAATGTGGGACATGAACCGGCGGGGCCTGCGCGAGTCGAGTTGCCGGATCCAGAGCCGGCGGGTCGGGGCGGTAGTGAAATTCCGGGTGATCCTCAGGGAGCGGCGTCACTGATGATGGCGGAAGCAAAACCCAGAAAAACATCCGCGAAAAAAAATCCCACGCGGGCGGCGAAAGGGCAGGGACATGTGAGCATGCTGACGCCACGGGTGATCGAGCCGGATCAGCCGCTCGCGGATGTGCGGATGGAGGCGTTTTGCTGGGACGTCCTGACGATGATGGGGGCGCAGGCGTTCCGCAAAAATTTCCCCGAGTGCATGAAGTGGAGTCCGGCGCGGCGCAGCAAGAGCATTTCGGAGCGGGCGAGCCGGCTGAGCAAGGCGCTGGCGCCGCGGATCAAATACCTGGTGCAGAACCATGCGCGCAAGTACGCCGAGGGGGCCGAGCGCGTGCTGTGGGCGCTCCGGGCGATTGCTCAGACGGATCTGCCCGACGTGATCGACTGGGACTCGGGGACGCTCCGGGTCGAGGATTTCGCTCTACTCAGTCCGGAGCAGCGGGCAGCGATCCAGGAGATTCAGGTCGAGCGCGACGTGTGGCAGTTTGATGAGACCTCCGAACCGGTCGAGTATGTGAAGCGGATCAAGGTCAAGATGCACTCGAAAACGGAGGCGCTCAAACTGCTGGGCCAGCATGAGCGGCTGTGGCAGAGCACAGAGACGAAGGCCCCCCCGCTCTCGATCACGATCAATCTGGGACCGCCCCGGGCGCCGGCGCCGCGCCAGCTCGAGGACGAGCCGGTTGATGTGGACGCGGAGGTGAGCCCATGACGGATCATCTGCGCTATGACGCCGAGCCCACGCCGGCCAGGTTCCATGCGTCCAACGCGTTTTTTCGGGGCCTGATGGGCCCGATCGGCAGCGGAAAAAGCGTCGCGTGCTGCATGGAGGTGTTCCTGCGGTCGGTGGCGCAGACGCCGACGGCCGGCGGGGTGCGGAAAACCCGGTGGGCGATCATTCGCAACACGTATCCGGAGCTCAAATCCACGACGATCAAAACGTGGCGGGAATGGTTCCCCGATTCGATCTGTCCCATCACGTTCGGCGCGCCGATCACGGGCCATCTTCAATTTCCGATGGCGGATAACACCCAGGTGTTCGCCGAGGTGTTTTTCATCGCGCTGGATAAGCCGAAGGATTTAAAAAAACTACTATCCTTGGAGTTGACCGGCGCATGGGTCAACGAGGCGCGGGAGATCCCAAAATACATGATAGACATGCTGAGTTCGCGCGTCGGCCGGTTTCCCGCCAAAAAGGACGCGCCGCTGACCTGGTATGGGATCTTCGCCGATACCAACCCGCCGGCAACGGAACACTGGTGGCACGATTGCGCGGAGAACGGGAGTTGGGACGTGCAGGGCGAGCATCAGACGTACGACATGGACCAGATCGCGGCCGATCTTTACGCGATCGGCTACAAGGACGGCGATATCGAGACGGTCCGGGCCTACATGGCGGGCGACGACATGCAGGAGCTGCGCACCGGCCAGTGGGAGTTCTTCCGCCAGCCGGGGGCGCTCATCCGCGACCCGCGCGAGCCCCGGCGCCTGCTGCCGAATCCCCATGCCGAGAACGTGCGGCATCAACCGCTGGGCTATCGCTACTGGTACGGCATGCTGGCGGGCAAGGAACCCGAATGGATCCGGGTCTACATCCTGGGTGAGTATGGGCAGGTGTGGGACGGCCAGCCCGTCTACGAGGGGATCTGGGCGAGCGAGCGGCATGTGAGTCCCCGGGCGCTAGGGGTGTACCGCGGGCTGCCCCTGCGGTTCTGCTGGGATTTCGGGCTCACGCCGGCCTGTCTGGTCTATCAGCTCTCGCCTAAGGGCCAGATGCGAGTCCTGCGAGAATACTGCTGCCAGAACGGCGGACTCGAGCAGTTCATCACGAGCATGGTCCGGCCGGGACTGCTCAACGATTTCAGCGGCATGACCTGGGCCGAGGGCGACTGCGACCCGGCCGGCGCGCAGCGCAGTCAGGCCGACGAGGTGACATGCCTCGACATCCTGCAGCGCCATGGGTTTCGGACGCGGCTGGCCCCGACCAACGAGTTCCTGGCGCGGCGCCAGGCGGTCATCAACCTGCTCATGCGGACGATCGGGACCGAGCCCGGGCTGATCGTCGATCCCTCGTGCAAGATGCTGATCGGCGGGTTCGCGGGCGGGTACCATTTCGCGCGCAAGCAGGTGAGCGGCGAGGAGTTCAAGGACGCGCCGGAGAAGAACGCATACTCGCATCCCCACGACGCCCTGCAGTATGGATGCCTGCGGGTGGATGACACGTATTCGGTGGTTCGGCAGCGGCCGGCCGTGGCGCCGGCGGTCAATACCTGGGGCGGGAGGGTGTGAGCATGATGGATTGGGTGATGTTGGTGGGGCATGGGGCTGGCGTGGTTGTGGGGTGCCGTAAGCCCCAAAATAGGGGTGCGGTGGGGACCCTTAGGGGCAACGAAATTCGCCTGAAGTTTGCGCGGATCCGCCCGGCGCGGGATAATAGAACCTGACAGCTCCAGATCGGCCCGGCCAGGCTGGTCAACCGCGCGTGAAACGGGGATAGGGTCTAGACCCCCTTATCCCCGTTTTTCTATTCAGAGGCCCGTAAAATATGGCGCTTTCTCCCCTGCAGCCCCTCGACTCCGGAGGTTCCCGCATGTCCCTCGGGACCTCCGGAATCGAAATGTACCGCTCCAATCAGGCGATGCTCCAGGACGAAAACTCGGCAGTAGACTCGGCAGTTCCCCCCGCGCCGGACCTGCTGCTGCTGGCCAATCACATCCGCTCGGCCGCGCAGGCGGCGGTCGATCATCGCCAGCAGGTGGGGATCACGGACCGCCTGCTGGAGAGCCAGCGCCAGCGCAAGGGCGAGTATGACCCGGACAAGCTGGCGAAAATCCAGGCGACAGGCGGGACGGACCTGTATTTCAACATCACGGACCCCAAGTGCTTTGACGGCGAGGCGTGGATCGAGGACACGACGGCGCCGATTAAGGACCGGCCGTGGGCGCTCATGCCGACGCCCATGCCGGACCTGCCGCAGAACCTGAAGGATCAGATCGCCCAGATGGCGGTCGGGGAGATCCAGCGGGCGGCGGCCGAGCAGGGCCGGCCGGTCGACGCGCGACTGGTCTACGAGGTCGCCAATGAGGTCTACGAGCGCGAGATGCGGGCCGTGCGCGAGGCCGCGCAGAAACGGGCCGACCGGGCGGCGCAGAAATTGGAGGACCTGCTCGTCGAGGGCGGATTCCTCGAAGCCTACGGTGAGTTTCTGCGCTACGTCTGCACGTATCAGGCGGGGGTCATCAAGGGCCCGGTGCTCCGGCGGGTGAAGCGCTCGAAGTGGGAGAACGGCCGGCTGGTCTCGACCGAGGAGACCGTCCCCACCTGGCAGGCGGTCAATCCACACGATTTTTACCCCGCGCCCAACACGCTGGATTTGAACCGCGGCTACATCTGCGAGCGGATCCGGATGGACAAGGCCGAGCTGGCGCGCATGCGCGACGTAGACGGCTGGAACCGGACCGAAATCGAGGCCGTGCTCGCCGCATCGCCCGATCGGGGCACGACGACCACGCCCTGGCTGACGGGCGAGAGCGAGCGGGCGCAGCTGGAGGACCGTTCGGCCATCGAATCGGTCGGGGGGCCGGGGGCAGGCATCCTCGAGGGCTGGGAGTTCTGGGGCTGCGTGTCATCGGCCATGCTGCGCGAGTGGAACCTGAAGGGCGGGAGCGGGCTGGCGGGCCAGACGCTCGAGGACGATTACGCCTATCACGAGGTGCAGGCGGTCTACATCCACGACCGGGTGGTGAAGGCCGTGCTCAACCCGGACATTCTCGGACGTCGGCCGTATTTCCGGGCGTGCTTCGAGAACGTGCCAGGCTCGATCTGGGGCAAGAGCATCCCGGAGAAGATGCGCGACTGCCAGATCGCGTATAACGCGGCGATCCGCAACCTGCTGGACAACCAGGCGCTGTGCTCGGGCCCGCAGGGGATGGTCGATCTGGACATCCTGGCCGAGGGGGAGGACCCGCGTCAGATCACGCCCTGGCGGATGTGGCGCTACTACGGCAACAAGATCAACAACGGGACGGGCAACGCGGCCGGACGCAGGGCCGTCGAGTTTTTCAGCGTCGACAGCCACGCGCAGGAACTGCTGGCGATCGCCGAGTATTTCGAGAACAAGGCGGACGACCGGACGCTGATCCCGCGGTTTGTGCATGGGTCGGAGCCGGCGGGCAAGGGAGCGGCCGGGACGGCCAGCGGGCTTTCGATGCTGATGAACGCCGCGAGCAAGGGGATCAAGACGGTCATCGCGAACATTGACCGGGACGTGATCCGGCCGCTGATCGAGATGCTGTACGCGTGGCTCATGACCTACGGGGACGCCGAGGAAATCGCCCAGATGGCCGGCGACTGCCGGGTCGTGGCGCGCGGGGCGACCGGCCTGCTCGTGCGCGAGCAGACGCAGATGCGCCGCCAGGAATTCCTGAACACAACGAACAACCCGACGGACCTGCAGATCACGGGGATCGAGGGCCGGGCCGAGGTGCTGCGAGCAATCGCCGCGGACCTGGACCTCCCGTCGGCCGAAGTCGTGCCGGACCGCCAGACGCTGCTGGCGCGCATCCAGCAGCAGCAGATGCAGGCGATGGCCGAGGCCGAGGCGGCGGCCGAGACGCAGCCGGCGCGCCAGAAGGAGTTGCGCCATGCCGCGTAAGGCGACCCCCACCCCCGCGCAGGCCTTTGCCGCGCGCCAGCAGAGCCGGGCGCAGGAGCGACGCAACGCCGCGATCGCCAAGCGCAACAAGGCGATCATCCGGGCGCAGGAACGGACGCAGCGGGCGATTGAGGAGCAGAGCGCGGCGTATGTCTCGCAGCTGATCCAGCCGATGAACGATCTGCCGCTGCGGGTGCGGGTGCGGCTGGCGTGGGATCTCATCCGCCGGCGGTTCGGCGTGACGGCCCGGCCGGAGGCGACCGATGCGTAAGCTGCTCATGCTGCCCGAGCGGCTGGACCCGAAGGTCCTGCGCGCGATGGCGCGGATCGCGACGGACCCGCTGCTCCAGCCGTTCCTCGAGTGGATTGACCAGATCGAGTGCGAGCAGCTGGAGAAGCTGCGCGACACGGATGAGCAGCGGACCGATTACTTCCGCGGCACGGCGCGCCTCGCGCATGACCTGGCCGTGCTGATTCACGACGCGCCCGAGCGGGTGCGCGCGCAAGTTTCCCCGGAGACCGCAACGCCGGCCCGGGACCACGCCGGAGACCGTGAAGTCGGCCCGGCCATCCCCGCGAGACCGATGGTCTAAGCGCCAGTTCGGCCGCGACACACAAGGAGAGGCAACATGCCGCTCGAACTGAACCAGTGGGAACAGGGACTGCTGCCCAGCGCCGTTGCGCAGGGGGGCGAGGAAATCGACCGGGCATACCGCGGCGAAGAGCCGACGGCGCCCGCGCCGCCCGCCGCCGATGCCAACGCCGCGGTCGAGATCGCGCCGCCCGAGATGACGGAGACCGAACCGGCCCGTCAGGCCGAGACGCCCGCGTCCGAAAACCAGTCCATCCCACAACAAGAACCGGCCGCCCCGCCGGCCCCGCCGGACGACGTCCAGGCGTTGCGCCAGCGGGTCCAGGAACTGGAGCAGGCGCTCGAGCAGCGCGATCAGGCGTTCCGGACGCTCCAGGGCAAGTACGACAGCGAGGTCGTGCGGGTCCAGGGGCGGCTGCGCGACCGCGACGAGGAGATCGCGGACCTGAAGGCGCAGCTGGAGGAGGCGCAGCTGGCGAGCAAGCCGCTGGCCGAACGCTACGGCCTGACCGAGGAGGAAGCCGAAGCGCTGGGGCCGAACGAGCTGGCGGTGGTCGAGAAAATCGCGCGGCGGTATCAGCAGAAACCGGAGCGGCGGCGCGAGACGGCCGAGCCGGAGGTTGACCCGCGGGTCGCGCAGTTCACCCAGGATCTGGCGATGATCGTTCCGGATTGGGAACAGCTCAACACGGAACCCGGGTTCATCGCGCACCTGCGCCAGCCGGACACCAAGACGGGCGCCAACCGCCAGGCGATGCTGGACGTTGCGGGCCGCAACCTGGACGTGCTGCGTGTGGCGGAGATCTTCCTGGACTACAAGCGGTCGAAACAAACCCAAACCCAAACCCAACCCCCCGCGCCCGCGGCGCCCAAACCGTCGCTGGAAAGCCAGATCATGCCCGGGCCGACCGGCGCTCCGCCGGCTCAGCCCAAGGGTTATATCTGGAGCCAGGACGAGTGGGAAGCCGAGTGGCAGCGGGCCGTGGAACTGTCGGCAACCCGCCCCGTAGAGGGCGAGCGAAAAATCAAGGAACTTAAAGCGGCGCTCGCAGAGAAGCGCATCCGCGCGGCCGCCTGAGAGCATGCCGCTTTAGGGCACGGAGTGAAGAGCAATGGCCTATCCCGTTGCAGCCAATACCCCGTCCTACTCGGGGACGCTAATCCCGAACCTGTTTTCGAAGCAATTCGCCAGGTTCTTCTACCTCGCCACGATCATGGCGGCGATCTGCACGACCGAGTATGAGGGGCAGATCAGCAAAATGGGCGACACGATCCGGGTGCGCAAGCTGCCCGCGACCGTGCCGGTCCACAGCTACACCAAGAACGCCGGGCTCCAGGCCGACATGCTCGACCCCGAGTATGTCGATCTGGACATCAACAAGGGCCAGTACTTCAACCTGAAGGACTTCGACGTGGACCGCGCGCAGGCGGACATCGCGTACTCCGAGCGCTGGGCGGAGCATGCGAGCAAATTCGTCAAGATTGCGATCGACGCGGACGTGCTGGCCAACACCTATTCGAGCGCGTCGGCCTACAACAAGGGCGCGACGGCCGGCAAGATCAGCCAGGCCTATAACCTGGGCACGGTCGGCACGCCGCTAGGCCTGACGACCAGCAACATCGTGGGGGTGCTGGTTGACCTGGGGACGGTCCTGTCGGAGCAGAACATTCCGCCCGAAGACCGGTGGATCGCGCTGCCCGCGTGGGCGACGAACCTGATCAAGAAGAGCGAGCTGAAGGACGCGTCGCTCTCGGGCGACGGGACCTCGATGCTCAGGAACGGCCGGATCGGCATGATCGACGGCATGACGATCTACCAATCCAACAACCTGTCGTACGTGACCGATGCGTCGGGCCCGCGCTGCTTCAACTGCATGGGCGGCCACAAGGTCGCGATGACGTTCGCCGCGCAGCTGGACCCCTCGACGCCCGAAAAGGTGCGCAATCAGAGCGATTTCGGCGACTTCACGCGGGCGCTGACGATCTACGGTTACCAGGTCGTTCATCCCGAGGCGCTGTCGCACCTGTACGTCTACAAGGCTTAAGGGGCGGCGCATGAGCCGCCTGGCCGGGCGCGGCTCTGGGGCGACGCATCTGAATGACGAGGAGAACCGAAATGAAACCTACCGAGCGCAACGCGCGCACGCCCCTTGTGGGCATTGTGCTGGCCCTGCTGTTCTGTCTCATGCTGGGCTGGATCGCGCCCGTCGGGAGCGCGACGGACTATGATCTGACGGCCAAGCGGGCTTCGGAGAAGCCGCCGGTCCAGATCCTGACCAAGACCATCGACTACACCGTTGATTCGGCGACGTCGAGCGACACCCAGAAGATCTTCACGATTCCGGCCGGATCGGTCGTGCATCAGGTCTATGCGTACGTGGACGTGGGGACCACGCCGGCGACGACGTTTGACCTGGGCGACTCGAGCGACGAGGACGGCTGGGCCGCGGACGTCTCGACCCTGACGGCCGGGACGGATTCCAATTCCGGGTTCACGCGGAAATACCGCTCGGCCTTCCAGTTCTACGACGCGGCCGTTTCGGCCAGCCAGTCGGCGGCCGTCTGGGGCTGGGAAGCGACGACGGACGTGGGCGGCGGCGCGACCAAGGGCGGCATCCCGATGCCGTTCGCCGGGAGCGTCGTGGGGATTTCCGTGCTGAGCGACACGGCGGTTGTGACCGGCACGCTCACGGCGGACGCGACGATTGACGGCACGGCGACGGGCCTGCAGGCCACGATCAGCAGCGAGCAGACGCCTTCGGCCGTGGCGAGCCAGGCGGTGCAGCTCGACACGTTCACGGCGGGTCAGCGGATCGGCGTCAAGGCGACGAGTTCGTCCGATTGGGCGCACACGAGCGCCGACGTGGTCGTGACGGTGTTTGTCGAGTTCGACGAGGGCGCCGTGGCGTATAGCGGCGGGAAGTTTTACCCCTCGGCCGATTACATCAAGGTCACGCCGGCCGGCACGATGAACCAGGGCACGATCACCTACACGATGATCTACAGCAAACCCTAGGCGGCCGCGAGGCCCTGACCAGGCTGTCGGGGCGGGCGAGTGTCACCATGAGTCCCATCCCCGTTGCGGCCGGAACGCTGAGTTGCCACCGCACACTGATTCCGGCGCCCGCCCCGATTGTTCCGCGTCCTTCACCCCCTTCGATGCACATGGAGGCCATCATGGCAAAGACAGGCAAGATGGAGGTTCTCGTGCGTCAAAGCGACGGCGAGATCTTTCCGTATAACGACACGCAGCGCGAGCAGTACCGGGCGGCCCAGCAGCTGGCCGATTCGCGGGGCGAGGTCTGCACCTACTGGACCGAGCGGGGATTCCGCGTCGAGACCCAGGAGGTGACGATCGGCGAGCAGCCGAAACCCGAGCCCGAGGCGACTGGCGAGCTGCGCAATCTTGTTGCGCAGCTCGCCCGGGACAACCAGGAGCTGCGGGCCCGGCTGGAGGCGCTGGAGGGCACGATGACGGTCCCGCCGCCGCCCGAAGATCCGGCGAATTCGAGCAAGGGCAAGGGCGGGGGTGAGGCCAGGAAATAATGGCGCTCACCTCGATCTACACGCTCGACCCACGGGTCGCGATCAAGATCAGCCGGACGCCGCCGATCGTGCGGAAGCGGGCGCTGCGGGAAGCCGCGCGCTACTTCTGCCGATCGACCGGCGTCTGGCGCGAGACGCTCGCGGCCATCGAGACGGTCGCGGACCAGGCGGACTACACCGTCACGGTCCCGACCGACGGCACGCCGTATGCCGCGCGGATTCTGCGGGTCAGCCGGGCGAAACTAGAGGGCGCCGAACTGAATCAGGCGCTGTGGACATTCGCGCCCGATCACGTGTTCAGCTTCGTGACGGCGCCGACGGCCGCGGGCGACGACCTGGTGCTGGACGTGGTGTTCGACCCTCTGGACGGCTGCTACCTCTACCCGGACTGGCTGGTCGAGCGCTGGGACCAGGCGTTCGTCGCGGGCGCGCTGCATGACCTGTATGAGGAACGGGGCGACAAGCGGGCGGCGCGCTGGGGCCGGGAATTTCAAAGTGAGATCGCGCGGGCGCGGGGCCTGCACCTGGACGGCCGGCAATCGGGCGCGATCATCGTCGCGCGGCGGGAGTTCATCTGATGCGAGACGTGGGGAAAACCATCGGGCTGGCGCTGCTGAATGGGCTGTGGATCGGGCTGCTGCTGCCGTGGGCGGTGGTGGTGGCGACGTATGAGACGCTGGCCTACCGGCGCCGGGCCGGGATCATCCTCTGCCTGCTGGCGCTGGCGGCGGCGCCGGGCTGGGCGCAGACGTGGCGCGAGGATCGGTTTTCGACCGCGACGTTTGGCAATCCGGGCGATGCCCTGGGCGCGGGGTTTGTCGTGAGCAAGGGGTGGCTCCAGACGGTGTGGACCTCGGCCGACGGGGCGCTGGATGACGACGACCTTAGCGACAACGATACGGACGATCTGGCCGAGGGGGAGAATCTGTACTACACGGACGAGCGGGTGGACGACCGCGCCAGCGAGCTGATTCAGGACGGGACGCTGATCGAGTGGGTGTATGACGATGAGGCCAACACGCTGACCGCCAATTTCGCGGGCGACGTGACGGATGACGACCTGAGTGATGATTCGATTGGCACGCTGAGCGACGTGGAGATCACGAGCGCGAGCCAGGGTGAGATTCTGATGCGTCAGGGGGGGGTGTGGGCGGACGTCGCGCCGACGGCCAACCCGAGCGCGACCGTGGACGGGACGGCGGCGAACGGGAGTGCGGAGACGTTCATGCGGAGCGACGCGGCTCCGGCGCTGGCCGATCCGTTTACTCCGGCGGATGGGACGCAGGATATCGCGGGGTCGCTGGCCGTGACGACGCGGGTGGGCGTGGGAGCTGAGCAGCTGCGCCTCGGCTACGACACGAGCAACTACGCCAGCTTCACAGTTGGGAGTAATGGCAACCTGGCTGTCGCCCCGACCGGAACTAACACGACGATAAGCGGCAAGCTTGGAGTCGGCGGAACATACGATGATGGCCGCCTTCACGTCCTAGGCAGCAACTCGGGAGATCTGGTGGTCGCCAAGCTGGAGAATAGCAGCAACGGGGGTTCAGCGATCACCCGATTGTTGATGGAATTGGGAACCGGTGGCATTGCGGCCAATATCGCGCTGGGGTTTTCGTCGAGCGCCTATATGCGATTCGGGATCGGCTCGGCTGCTGAGCATATGCGCCTCACATCGGGCGGGCTTGGGATTGGGACGGGTGCGCACCCGTCTGCCAAGCTGCACGTCGTTAGCACCACTGAGCAGATGCGGCTGGGCTACAACGCGAGCAATTATGCGAGCTTTACGGTGGGCAGCACCGGCACGCTGACCATCACGCCGACGGGCGGCGCTCCCGTGCGGTTCCCGAACGCCTATTCCCTCGACGTCGCGGCGGGGTCCAACCGCGCGGCCTACCTGCTGGACGACGGCACGCTGGGCTACAACTCATCGGCCCGCATTGTGGACGGCCAAGTCAACAAGCTCTACGAACGCGCGGCGACGACGGACGACACCGACCGGTTGATGCTGCTGCAACCGAAAGTCTACGACCGCGCGTCGGGCCGCCAGCGGGAGATCGGCCTGATCGCCGAGGACGTGGCCGAGGTGTGGCCGGAGATCGTGAGCTACCGCGTGGAGCGCTACGAGGACACGGTGTGGCGCGACGACGGGACCAGCGAAACCGTGCTGCGCATCGTGACGACCGACGAGCCGGAGACGGTCAATTACCATGCGCTGATCGTGCCGCTGCTCCAGCGGGTGCAGGCGCAGGAGGCGCGGATTGACGCGCTGGAAGCTCGGGTGGAGGCGTTGGAAACGGCAAACGAGCCGGGCGGAGGCGCGCGCGAAGCGGCGGTGATCGGGATCGGCGTGGCGGCGGCGCTGGGCGCTGGCGCGGGATTTCTGCGCAGACGAGAGGGGGCGGCCTGATGGCGACTATTCGCGAGCGCTACACCCTGTTTGGCCTGCTCTCGGGAGTGGTTTCCGCCACGGACGCGAACAACGCCGACCGCATGCAGAAGGCGTTCACGGTGCCCGGCACGAGCGGCAACATGAAGCTGACGATGCAGATGACGGGGTGCGGCGGGCTGGGCGACCCAAGCGGCGAAACGGTGTTCCGGTTGAGCGACGAGCCGTTTGACGGCGACGGCGACACGCTGGACCTGACGGTTGATGGCGGCGATCCGGTTTCGGACATGACCGAAGACGCGCTCGTGCTGGCGGCGGGCAGCAGGGTGTATCTGTTCGTTGCGTCGAGCGACGCCTACCCGACCAACGCCGAGATCACGGTTTACGTGGAGAGCGTGGATTCGGGCGAGAGCGCGGGCGATGAGCCGCTGACGGCGGGGGATGTGCTGGACCGGTTCGAGTACCTGATGGCCGACGCGAGCAACGCGCGCTGGACGCAGGCGAATTTCTGGATCTGGTGCGGGGATGCGCAGCGCGAGCTGCTGGCCGAGCGACCGGACTTGCAGATGTCGGAGGCCGATGAATCGCTGCTGACACCGGTTGACCCGATCACTGCGAGCGGCGAGTTGATCCCGCCGCTCGACTATGCGCTGTGCCTGGCGCACTTCTGCTGCTCGCGGGCGTTCCAGCAGGACGCGAGCGACCAGAAGAACCTCGCGGCGGCCAAGCAGCATTACGCGGACTTTCTCAGGCTGGCCGGGGTGGCGACCTGATGGACGAGGTGACGCTCGGGCCGGGGGAGTTTGACGAGCGGGGCGGGCCGCCCCCGCCGACGCCGCCATATCAGCCAGGAGTCAGCAGGATGCCGCTCCACGAGTTTGACTGTGGCCCGCACGGCGGGAAGTGCCATGTGACGAAAAGCTATATCGAGGACACCATCCGCGAGAGCCCGGTGATCCGCGAGATCAAGACGGAGATCGACGACATGCACACGTTTATCCACGGCGACGACAGAGACTTCGAGAAGACGAGCTTCAAGGGCGTGGTTTATGGCATGCGCAGCGACATGCACGACGTGCAGCGCAAGGTCGGGCTCATGACGAAGGCGATCTATACGGTCGCGATCGCGGTCGTCACGTCGGCGGTGTTGATGTATCTGGGGCTGAGGTGATGTGGCCATGAAAACGAACCGGAACAGGAATCCGCTGAACGTGAAGCAGAACCCGGCCAACCGCTGGCGGGGCGCGCCCGGCATGGACGAACGGGGGCACGCGGTTTTCGAAACCGAGGCCTGGG